TAGGAGGCGGCGTCTGGAAAGACGGACGGGCGGGCAAGGACGCCCAGAACCAGCAGCTAGAGGATTGCGCCGAACACGATCGGCGCCCAGTTCGGCAGGCGGATGTCGACGGACCGGGCCCGGCTAGACGGGGCCGCAGGCGCGACTGTTACAACTTCATCCGACATGGCGACCCGTCCGCAGCGTCCAGGCCGGCACGATAAAGGACGCACAACTAACGATTGTTGAGCGGCGGCGGCGCCTGACAAATCTCATGGACGCCTGCGCCGAACCTTTGGCAGGTTGGAGCCGGTCTGGAACCGACAGGGTCGACATGTCCGCAACCATTGGAAAGCCTGCAGCCGTCGCCGCCTCGACCGCAAGCGTGATCCGGGCCGGCATAATCGGCGGCCTGACCGGCGGGGTGTGTATCTGGGTCTACGAGGCGATCGTCTGGGTGGGAATCCAGCACCAGATGCCGCTGGCCGGCATTCCGGCCAACGCCACGGGGCTGGTGTTCGGCAAAGCGTTCCAGGCTTCGCTGGGGCTGGGGGCGCATGTGCTGGGCACGGCGATCCATTTCGCGTTCGCCATGGCCTGGGGCGTGTTGTTCGCCGTGGTCTGGCCGTTCTTCCGGCGGCGCGGCTGGGAGGCGACGCTGCTGGCCTTGTTCTACGCAGTGTTCGCCTGGATTGTGATGCACGCGGCCATCGCCGCGGTGTCGACCAGCCATCCCGACTATCTGGACCCGGCGGTGATCATCGGCGGGTTCATGTCGCACATCTTTTTCACTGTGCCCCTGGCCCTGGTGGTCAAGCAGAGGTTGGCGTCCGCCTAGCTCTCGCCGCTGCAGGGCGGCTCTGTTTCAAACAAGGATCAATCGAATGTCCCGCAGGCGTCAGCACCTGACTGGCGTGCCTTTGCGCGCGTCCGAGAAGCGTGAAGCTGTTTCGCACGAAGCCGGGGAGCGTGAGGCAGAGGAGTCCCAGACAGCGCCCGAGCCTCTCAAGATCATCATCGCCTTACGCGAGTCCGCGCAGAACCATGCGGAGGAGGCGCTGACGGCATTGGTCGAACTGATCCGGACGGCATCGAGCGAACACGTCCGTGCGGCGGCGGCCAACGCCATCCTCGACCGCGCGCTGGGCAAGCCACTGCCCGGCGCCAAGGCCGCCGACGACCTCGCTTCGGATGCGGACGGGGCGGATAGGGTGCTGGAGGTGCGATGGCTCGACGACGAGGAGACGTGATCCCCTACCGGTCTCGTACGGAGTTCAAGAGCTTCCACAATCGCAAGAAGCGCTGGGCCTGCATCGTGGCGCACCGGCGGGCGGGCAAGACGGTGGCGGCGATCAATGACCTGGTCCGCGCCGCCCTGAAGTGCAAGCTGCCTGAGCCCCGCTACGCCTACGTGGCTCCTTTCACGAGTCAGGCCAAAGATGTCGCCTGGACCTATTTGCGCCAATACACGGCTCCGATCACAGGCGCGCAGGCTAGCGTGTCAGAACTGCGGGTCGACCTGCCGAACGGTGCGCGCGTCCGACTCTACGGCGCGGACAACTACAATCGCTTGCGGGGCATCTACCTGGACGGCGTGGTGCTGGATGAGTTCGCCGACATGGATCCGCGGGCGTGGTCGGAGGTGATCCGCCCGGCGCTGGCCGACCGGCAGGGGTGGGCCGCCTTCATCGGCACGCCGAAGGGCAGGAACGCCTTCTTTGAACTCTATCAGCGGGCGGACGCCTCGCCTGACTGGTTCGCCCTGAGGCTGAAGGCGTCGCAGACCGGTCTGATCAAGGCCGAGGAGCTCGAGGCGCTGAAGGCGGAGCTATCGGCCGACGAATACGCGCGCGAGATGGAGACCAGCTTCGAAGCGGCCATCGCCGGCGCCTACTATGCTCCGGCTCTAACGACCGCGGAGGCGGAAGGGCGGGTCGGGCGTGTGGCGCATGATCCGGCGGCGGAGGTGCACGCGGCCTTCGACCTGGGCATTGCGGACTCCACGGCGATCTGGCTGGCGCAGTTCGTGGGCCGGGAGATCCGGCTGATCGACTACATCGAAAACGCCGGCGTGGCGCTCGACTGGTACGCCCGGGCGCTTCGCGAGCGACATTACGTCTACGCGCCTTTGATCCTGCCGCATGACGCCATGGCGCGGGAGCTCGGCTCGGGTTTGAGCCGGGTGGAGATGCTGCAGGGGCTGGGCTTCTCCGTACGGATCACACCCCGGATCGGCGTGGCGGACGGGATCGAGGCCGTGCGCCGCCTGCTGTCGCGGACCTGGATCGACGCCGGCCGCTGCGAGGCGGGCCTTCGGGCCCTACGCGACTACCGCGAGAAGACCGATCCCAAGCGGCGGATCGCGCTTGGGCCGCTGCACGACTGGACCAGCCATGCGGCGGACGCTCTGCGCTACCTGATGACCGCCTATGAAGAGCCGGAGGCGGCCCGGAGAGCCGCGGCTGGCGCTCGGGGCCAGAGCCAGGGATGGATGAGATGAGCGATGGCGGCGGCGACTGAGCTTTCCGGTCAGCGAAGCCAGTTCAGGACCTCCAGTCCTTCGACCCGTCTGAACTCGTCTTCATTATCGGTCACGACCGCGCAACCCAACGAAAGCGCGTGAGCGGCGATGAGCAGGTCGTTGCCGCCGATGGGGCGGCCTGCCGCCTCAAGTCCGGTGCGAATTCGGCCGTAGGTCTGGTCGGCCGGCTCCTCGAACGGGAGGACTTCAAGGGCTCCGAGAACCAATTCGAGCTGGTCGGTAAGCCGCACCGATCCCTTCTTGGCTGCGCCATAACGAAGCTCCGCCGCGACGATGACGCTGGTGCAGACCACATCTTCGCCGACTTCGGCTAAGCGCCGGGCGGCTGCGCCGTTGGGATGGCGCACGAGGTCCGAGACGATATTGGTATCCAGAAGTAGCCGCATCACAGGTCGACAGGCGTGGGAAGCGGGTCCTGGAATTCAGGAAACTCCTCAGCCAAATCCGACAAGCCGGCGAGGACGGCGAGCAAGGACTGGGGCGGCGCAACCTCGATGATGAGCCGGTCACCGTCCTTGCGCATGATCGCATCAACGCCTGGTAGTTCGAACTCCCGAGGGATCCGGACGGCCTGGTTGCGGCCATTCTTGAACAGCTTGACGTGACGGTAGTCGTTCATAGCTCGTAGAATAGCAGATGCCGAGGCATATGCCAACTTCGCGCCTGCCCAATGGACCTCCTTCGAAGTGAACAAAAAGAGAACTTTTCCTTGACGACTCGGGCAGGTCTGGATAGGATTTTGTCATTCCCCGGAAGTGGGCCGCAGCGGCGCGCCTCGGGATTTCCGGACAGCGACTTTCCCATTACCCCCGAGCCCGCGGCCCTGTTGCGGGCGCTCTTCACGGCGATGGTTCAATCGTTGTCCGTCGCGCGCGCCGCCTGGATAGCGCGGCGCTCATTGCCATACGCAATGCTTATCATCCAGTCGCGGAGGCCTCGTGGACGACCTGCTGAAAGAGGCGAAGGAGGCCTTCGAACTGTGCGTGGCGCACGAGGCGGAGAACCGGGCGGCGGCGCTCGACGACATCCGCTTTGCGCGCCTGGGCGAGCAATGGCCGGCCGAAGTGAGGAAGCGGCGCGAGCTTGATGGACGACCTTGCCTGACCATCAACCGCCTGCCGACCTTCATCCGCCAGGTGGTCAACGATGCCCGCCAGAACCGGCCGGCGATCAAGGTGCATCCCGCCGACGATGCGGCGGACCCGGCCGTGGCGGAGATCATGAACGGCCTGATCCGCAACATCGAATACATCTCCGACGCCGACACCGCCTATGACACGGCCCTCGATTGCGCGGTGACCTCGGGCCTCGGCTATTTCCGGGTCAACACCCGCTACGCCAGCGACGACGGCTTCGACCAGGACATCGTCATTCAGCGGGTGGCCAACCCGTTCTCGATCTTCGCCGATCCCTTCTCGACGGCGGCCGACAGTTCGGACTGGAGCCTGGCCTTCGTGGTCGACTCCATGAACCGCGACCGGTTCAAGGCCCGCTACAAGGGCGCCGATCAGGTCGACTGGGACGCGCTCGGCTATTCGGGCCTGGCCGCGCCCTGGCTCGACGATCAGCGCATCATGGCGGCCGAGTACTGGACCCGACGGCCGGTCAAGCGGCTGATCCTGGCCCTGTCGAACGGCGAGACGGTGGGTGAGGACGTCTATCGCGCCAACAAGGCGATGTTCGACGCGGCCGGGGTGAGCGTGATCGGGCGGCCGCGGGAGGCGATGAGCTACGAGGTCAAGCAGCACCTGCTGACCGGCGCCGAGGTGCTGGAGACCGTCGACTGGGCCGGCA